GCGCACCAACATTGGACAAAGGGGGAATTACAATCGTTCCTAACGTAAAGTTCAAACAAGTAATTAAAAGAGTATCTACGGATGATATTATCAAGAACGCAACATGTGATTTTGACGCTACATCTACAGTAACACTTACAGAGAAAATTTTACAACCTGAAGAGTTCCAAGTAAACCTACAATTGTGTAAAAAAGACTTCGGGTCTGATTGGGATGCAATTTCAATGGGTTATTCAGCATTTGACGTATTGCCTAAAAACTTTACAGATTTCTTATTAGCGCATGCTGCTGAAAAAGTTGCAGGTGCAATGGAAGTTAGTATCTGGAGAGGTGTTAACGCAACTGCAGGTCAATTCGCAGGTATCATGACACAATTGTTAACAGATGCTTCTTTGCCATCTGCTCAAGAAGTTGCAGGTACTACAGTTACTGCTGCAAACGTTATCGCTGAGTTAGGGAAAATCGTTGATGCTTGTCCTGCAACTATCTACGGAAAAGAAGACTTAAACTTGTATGTATCGAACAACATTTACCGCGCATATGTACGTGCATTAGGTGGGTTTGCTGCTGCAGGTGTAGGTGCTAATGGTTACGACAATAAAGGTACAAACCAAACTTTAGGTGATGTATTCTTTGACGGGGTACGTGTATTCATGGCTGAAGGTCTTGCATCAAACACAGCTTTACTTGCTCAGAAATCAAACTTATACTTTGCTACAGGTTTATTAAATGATATGAATGAAGTACGTGTAATTGACATGGCAGATACTGACGGTTCACAGAACGTCCGAGTGGTAATGCGTTTCACGGCAGATGCTCAATACGGGTTCGCTTCTGACTTAGTAACATACGGAATTACAAACTCTGCTAACTAAAATTAGCTTAACAAAATAATCGGGGAGGGGTTCGCTCCTCCCTTTTTTTTAACATTTAAATTCTAAAAATATGTGCGACATAACAACAGGTAGACTTGAGGTCTGCAAAGATGTAGTAGGTGGGATTGATGCCATTTACTTTATTAACTATGGTGATTACAACGCAGCAACTGACGTAGTGTATACTGCTTCCACAGATACAATTGATACAATTGCAAACGTAACATCACTTTACAAATACCAATTAAAAGGAACAAACTCATTTGACCAGGTTATTACAACTTCGCGTGAGGCAGGTACTTCATTTGTTGAGCAAACATTATCAGTTACTTTAAAGAAACAAGATGCTGCTACACATAAGACAGTTAAATTATTGTCTTACGGAAGACCTAACGTAATAATCAAAACACGTAACAATCAGTTTTTCCTTGCAGGTTTAGAGCATGGTATGGAATTAACAACTGCAAACGTGTCAAATGGTGTCGCAATGGGTGACATGGTTGGTTATACTTTGACATTTGTAGGTACAGAGAAAATTCTTGCCAATCTATTAGATGCAAACACTGAATCAGGTGCTACAGGTCTTGTAGGAAATGCAACAGCCGTGTTCGGTGCAACAACAACAATCGTTGCTTCTTAATTCTTTTTTAATAGCTTAATTGAAGGGGTGGCTTAGGTCACCCTTTTTTATTTGCAACAAAATTTATCTTTTTAAGTTTATTAAGTATGATAGTATTAACACCTTCTACATCTGCTCAAACATTTTCGTTTATACCTAGGTTCGACAACTATACTACAATGAGCATTACTGATGAACAAACTAATGTAACTACAATAGTTCCAATTACTAGTTCAACCCAGGGGGGCTATGTAAATAAAATTACCGCAACATTTGCTTTAAAAAATAACCACACTTATACACTTTTGCTTTATTCAGGTTCAACCATTTCACATAAGGATAAAGTTTTTTGTACTAATCAATCAATATCAACATTTTCCGTAAACAACGGGGCCTATACTTCTAATGCAACAACAAACACTTACATAGTTTATGAGTGATAACCTACATATCTTAAGCCTAAGTGCTTACACAACACCTTTAATCCAAGAATCCAAAAAGGAAAATTGGGTTGAGTACGGTGAAGACAATAATTACTATTCGTTTTTAATTGATAGATATACAAATTCAACTACAAATTCAGCCATTATAAACAACATTTCACGGTTAATCTATGGCAAAGGTTTATCAGCACTAGATGCTAGTCGCAAACCTGCTGAATATGCGCAAATGATGGCCTTATTTAGCCCGGAAGACACACGTAAAATTATCATTGATAGAAAAATGTTAGGCCAATACGCATGGCAGGTACATTACAACGATAAGCATGATAAAATTTTAAAGGCTTTTCATATACCGGTAAACTTATTACGCGCTGAAAAATGTAACAAAGACGGTGAAATAGAAGCTTACTACTATTCTGATAATTGGGCTGACGTTAAAAACTACGCACCTAAACGCATTCCTGCTTACGGTTTCTCAAATGAAAAAGTAGAAATTGTTTACTTTAAACCTTATTCAGTTGGGATGAAGTATTACAGTTATGTTGACTATCAAGGTTCTTTGCCCTATGCACTTTTGGAAGAAGAAATTGCCGATTACCTAATTAATGAAGTTCAAAACGGGTTTTCAGGGACTAAGGTTGTCAATTTTAATAACGGTGTCCCTACTGAAGAACAACAAAGCATGATTACTAATAAAGTAATGAACAAGCTTACAGGTTCACGAGGTCAAAAAGTAATCGTAGCATTTAACGATAACCAGGAATCAAAAACAACAGTTGATGATATTCCACTTAATGACGCGCCGGAACATTACACATATCTATCGGAAGAGTGTTTACGTAAGATTATGCTAGGCCATAACGTTACTTCTCCGCTTTTATTCGGGGTTGCATCTTCAAACGGGTTTAGTGCTAATGCAGATGAACTTAAAAACTCTTCTATCCTGTTTGATAACATGGTAATACGCCCTTTTCAGGAAGAAATATTAGAATCCATACATAAAATTTTAGCTTTTAACGGCATTAGTTTAAAGTTATTCTTTAAAACCCTGCAGCCTTTAGAATTTACTGACTTGGAAAACACTCAAACAGAAGAGCAAGTTGCAGAAGAAACAGGCACAGACGGTACGCAGTTAAGTTCACAGGCCAATGCATTAATTGATTTAGGTGAAGATGTAAACCCGGAATGGGTATTGATTGACGAAAAACCGGTTGACTACGATACTGACGACTTGGAAAACGAAAACCTAGCCAAAGAAGAAAAACAAAGCTTACTTAGTAAATTAGTAAACCTTGTTTCTACAGGTGATGCAAGGCCAAACATAACAAGTAAGCAAGACAAAACAATTGACGGCTTTAAATTCGTTGTTAGGTACAAGTACGACGGTGTTAAAACAAGCAATCAACGTGACTTTTGTAATGCAATGATGGCTGCTAACAAAATTTACCGTAAGGAAGATATTTTAAAAATGAAAGACCAAGCAGTTAACCCAGGTTGGGGGCCTAAAGGCGCTGCAACTTATGATATCTTTCTTTACAAAGGCGGCGGTAACTGTCACCACAGGTGGAACAAACAAGTATACGCTGTATTATCAGGTACAGCCTTAGACATACCTAATCAAAGGCAAATTGCACAGGCTAAGGCGGCTAAGTTTGGTTATACTGTAGTAAACCCTGATTTGGTTTCACAAAGGCCGGTAGATATGCCTAATTACGGTTTTTTACCTAGTAACCCACAACCTAAAAGAACAATCACGAAATAATGGCAGAAGCACTATTTATAACCCGGGATGATATCGTTCGTTACACCGCTTTAAACGGCAATGTAGACGTAGATAAGTTTATACAATTTATCAAGATTGCACAGGACATACATATACAGAATTACTTAGGTACAAAACTATTCCAAAAACTGCAAGCTGATATTACTGCAAATACTTTAACAGGTAATTACCAGGCCTTAGTTACAACTTATGTAAAGCCTATGCTTATACATTGGGGTATGGTTGAGTATTTACCTTTCGCGGCTTACACAATTGCAAACAAAGGTGTTTACAAACATTCATCTGAAAATTCAGAAAACGTAGACAAAAACGAAGTTGATTATTTACTTGAAAAGGAACGTAACATTGCTCAGAACTACACACAAAGATTTATTGACTATATGTCTTTTAATCAGCCTTTGTTCCCGGAATATCGTTCAAACAAAAACAACGATATCTTCCCTGATTCAATGAACAATTACACAGGTTGGTATATATGAGAACTAAGATTAAACTTTACAAACCTAAAGAAACTAATGTAGAAAAGCTTCGTGTTTTTCTCGCTAAACTAAATACACAACAAAATGGCAAATAGTAACGGGTGGGGAGATGGCTCAGCTAACAATACAATAGGTTGGGGGCAAGGTGCAAACAATTCCATAAATTGGGGTAAATCGCATTCTTTATCTAATGCAGGTTTAACTGACATAGTAGGTGTTGCAGGTGAGCCAACTTATGATACTAATGCAGCAGCGTTTTTTAGTTCAGCAGGAATTACAGACGTAACGCAAAAAATAGCAATTAACAATTTAGTAATTGGATTGAAAGCAGACGGACTTTGGACTTCGATGTATGCAATTTATCCGTTTGTAGGTGGTACAGCATCAACGCACAAATGGAACTTAAAAGACCCTAGAGATTTGAATGTAGCTTATCGACTTCAGTTCAATGGAGGCATGACACATAGTTCAAACGGAATCTTATTCAACGGAACAAATGGATGGGCAGACACATCTGCTACTAATACAACAGCAACATTCGGAGCATATACAAGAAATGCAACCGACAATGGTGCAGACTACATGGGTACACAAGATTCGGAATTTATTGAAGATGAATTTTCTTATTGGCAGCTTATTAATGGTTTTCAAGTATCACATTCCACATTTATTATTTCTTATGGGTTTGCTTTTGCAAGTACAAATAACACCATTAGAACGGGTTTAAATACGGTAACTAATGACGGAAGCCAAAAGTATTATAAAAATGGAGTTTTAAAAAATACAGCATCAAGTGTGTTTTTAGGTTCTCCAAGTATTAACATGGGCATCGGTGCAATTAATCCAAACAGCAATACTCAAGGAGGGACTTTTGGAATCGAAGGTTATTCTAATCAACAAATCGCATTTGCATTCATGGCGAACAGTTCATTCAACGCAAATCAAAATTTAAACTTATACACAAGAGTTCAAGCATTTCAAACCGCATTATCAAGAAACGTATGATACAAGTAGCAATTTTAAATCAATTAGAAAAAGACGAATTAGTAGGTGTTCAGTACGCACCTGATTGTTATTATAACCCTATTTTAGATGCTTATGAAGATTGGGTTATTTCAATGGAAGAGGTAAACGGTACAACTAACCCTGACACAATGTGGGTTAAAGATTTAAACGTGCTTGACTACGCACCGAAACCACAACCTGTTATTGAACCACAAACACCACCTAATTTATAATGACTGAATTTGTAACAATAATTAAAAAGTACGGAGTAACAGGGTTACTTGGCGTTTGGGTTTGGTCATTGCAAACAGAAGTAAAAGAAATGCGCACTATGTTAGTTGATTGTTACCAGGTGCAAATGCATTCATCTAAAGATTCAAGTAATTACAAAACACCTAATGAATTTTACGCTGTTATTCCTAAAAATGAATTAAGTGAAAAAACTAATAAACGAAACTTTAAAGCCTAATGGCAAATGGTCAATAAAAAGAATAAGTGCATTTACCGCATTTTGGCTGTCAGTTGTATATGCTTTTATTCCGTTATTTTACAAAATTGAATTAAAAGAATTTGTTTTTGTAGGCTTACTTACTTACTCAGCAACATCACTAGGTTTAACTGTTTGGAATAAAAAAATTAAAGAACCGGAAATATGAAACTAGACATTAGCAAGATTAAACAAGCCCGTTTAAAAGACAATCAGTTTTTTGCTGAAGAATCACCAAAGACACAAATTTACCTACACCATACAGCAGGTAACGGAAACGCGGAAGGTGTAAGCCGTTATTGGAACGGTAACGAAACACGAATCGGAACTGCATTTGTAATTGGTGAAGATGGTACAATTGTACAGTGTTTTTCTTCTAAGCATTGGGGGTGGCATCTAGGAATTGACAATCAAGACTTCGCAAGAAACGGGGCAAATTACGTTAACTTAAATAAATGTTCAGTTGGTATTGAAGTTTGTAATTGGGGTTACCTTACAAAAAAAGGAGATAAGTTCTACAACTATGCCGGCGGGGTAATTAAATCAGAAAACGTAACCGAACTTGAGAAACCATTTAAAGGCTTTAAATATTGGTACAAATATAGTGATGCACAAATAGAATCTTTACGCCAATTACTAGTTTACCTTTGCGAAACTTATAATATACCTGCAGGGTATAGAAGCGAAATTTGGGCAATTGATAAACTAGCTTTCCAAAATGCAAAAGGAATATTTACACATAACTCGGTGCGTAAGGATAAAAGTGACATGTACCCTTGCCCACGTGTAATAAAAATGCTACAATCTTTATGAAGGTAATATTTGGAATTGCGATTTGCGTTTTATTCGCTTCGTGTTCCGCGCATTACCACATAGTAAAAGCAATTAAGAAAGGGTACAAATGTGACGAAACTAGCGACACAATACAAGTTTCGACAATAGATTC